CAGCAGATCTGTTGGAGAAAGGCGAATTTGATCCTGTTGAAAAACTAATCAAAGATGCTGTACAGATCAGTCTGACCAAGGACATGGGCACAGATTACTTTGCTGATCCAGCAAGTCGTATCAATAACTATTTTAACTCGGGCGGGCAGGTCAGTACAGGTTGGCCACAGATGGATCGATTGTTGTACGGTGGATTCAGCAGAGGTGAACTCAACATCTTTGCAGGTGGTTCTGGATCTGGCAAGAGTCTGGTCATGATGAACATTGCACTCAACTGGCTCACACAAGGACTCAGCGGAGTTTACATATCCTTGGAACTTAGCGAAGAGCTGTGTGCCCTGCGTACAGATGCCATGCTGACCAGCATGAGCACCAAAGAAATTCGCAGAGACATTTCAACCACAGAGCTCAAAGTTAAAATGGCAGGAAAGAAAGCTGGTGAATATCGTATCAAGGCATTCCCAGCACAAAGCACAGTGAATGACATTAGAAGCTACATCAAAGAAGTACAGATACAGACTGGTATTAAGATTGACTTTGTCATGGTTGATTACTTGGACTTGCTGATGCCAGTTAGTGCCAAAGTCAGTCCCAATGACTTGTTTGTCAAAGACAAGTATGTGAGTGAAGAACTGCGCAACTTGGCCAAAGAGTTAGGCGTGTTGTTTGTGACAGCAAGTCAGTTGAACAGATCAGCAGTGGAAGAAATTGAATTTGATCACAGTCATATTTCAGGTGGTATTAGTAAGATCAACACAGCTGACAACGTGTTTGGTATCTTTACATCCAGGGCCATGCGTGAGCGCGGACGTTATCAAATACAATGTATGAAGTCGCGAAGTTCAACAGGTGTGGGACAGAAAATTGAACTGGAATACAACATTGAAACCATGCGTATTACAGATCCCGGCGAAGATGTCACCAGCCAAGGTCCCAAGCCCAGCATCATGGATTCTATCAAGTCCAGAAGTTTGATTAAAGATGATGACAGCGACACTCCTAAGATTTCCGCAGATGTTCAAAGTAACAAACTCAAACAGTTACTGGGACAGATTAAACAAAACTAATTACACTGTTGTTATCTACTTTTGCCAAGGTTTATGATGGATATGATGCAGCATATTCTAATAAATAAACCAAGAGATCAGAAAAAATGCAGAAAAAAACCCGTAGCATTCTGGAAGAATTAGACACGATCTATCAAGATCGATTTCAGGATCGTGATCGCCGCTATGTGGTGGAAAGCCGTGCCACTAATGTGATTGCCAGTGCCATTAGACTGATCGAACAGATTGAATCAGCTTACCCTGCTGATCAGGCAGACAACTTGGTGAGAAAACTGTTGAATGCAATCCGTGATCGAGACCCAAAAAAATTCACAAGAACAGTAAGGAGAAGTGATGCAGATTAAAGACGTATTACTAGAGCAAACACCGCCAGCTGCGCAACCCGCAGCAGCACCTGTTGCACAGCCCGCAGCACAGCCCGGGGTCGTAAAAAATGTACAGCAGGCTGCTGCACAAACCAAGGGTCAACAAACTCAGGGCATGTTAAACGTACAAGCCCTAAAGCAACTGTTGCCAGGTGTGGACGGAACCAAGTTGTCACAGGCCATGACAGCAGTTAAATCAGGCGCCATGACAGCAGCACACTATCAAATTTTGGGAATGGCTTTTCAACAGTTGGTTCAAGCAGATTCTGCCACCACTGTAAAAGTAATGAATCTGTTGAAAAAGGTACAACAAGAACCTGTTGCCGAAGCCGGCGTAATGGATTATGCCAAGGCCATTGGATCCAAAATGACCGGCGGTGCTCAAGGCCAAACCATAGGACAAGCAGCCACTGCATCGGCCACAAACCGTGCCGGGTCAGCGGCACAATCCCAAGCAAACGCATTGGCAATGGCCACTGTTAAAAATTGGAACAATAAAGCTGCTTTACTAAGACAACAAGCACTGGCTGGAGGAACAACGCCTGCCAATCCCGCAGCACCAATTGACCCTAAAATTTACAAAGCCAATTTAGAAGATTTTATCGACCGAGTAATGTTTAAAGGAGATATGGATGCGTTGGATGACACCAGTAAAAAACAAATTACTGCCGACATTGACGCTCTTGCACTCGTGCAAGGCGACCAAGCAAAAACCAATACTGGTTTTAAAAAACTAGCCTTAACGGCCTTGACTTCTAGAACCACTAGACCTGGCGCACCTGCACAGGCTGCAGCCACTACAGGACAACAAGCACAACATACCTCTCAGACAATTGAAGCTGAACTTGCTGCTCAAGGAGTTAAAATTCCCCCAATCAATACCTTGAAAACAGCTTTGCCTGTACCTCGTATTAGAGCCACTGGAGATCCCAGAGCTGATGCATTATTGACAAGATTTGGATATGACCCACGATGAACATATTTGAAATAACCTTGCCCTCGCCCTCTCATACTACCTTGTTGGAAAGTGTATGCCGTGATCTCACTCGTGACCAACGTCGTGTTGTAGAGGGCATTGTCAATCAACTGCGTCCCTTGTTTGAAGCACCTTTGACCCAAACACAAATTGATCAAATATTTTCTCAAGCCGAACAAAATCTCACCGGTGCTGGTGTCAACCGTTCGGGCGTTGGTCAGGCAGTAGATACAACCAAAGCAGTGGGCAGTAAAGTAGGCAGTGCAGTTGGTTCTGTAAATAATGCCATCAACAAGTTAGGCGGTTACCTACAGACCACTACACCTGTAAAATATTTTGATGATCAGTTTGATGAGCTAAAGCGCAAAATCACTGCTAAATTGGGTGCTGACAGCAAAACAATGGCTGTGATTGATCAACTGGGTCAATATGCCAAGGCCAATCCAGGCAAGACAGCCTTTGTGATCGGAACATTGACAGCAATAGCAGCCTTTTCCACTGGTCCTGCAGGTGGTGCCATTGCTGGTCAAGTCTTGCGCGGAGCAGTAGAATTACTCAAAGGTGAGAAGTTATCAACTGCGGTTGGTCGAGGTGTTAAGTCTGGTGTATACGGCTATTTGGCCGGTATGGGTCTCAAAGAACTAGGCGAATACTTGGGCACAGTCAAAGTTGTCAAAGAAAACATACCAGGATATACTGGTCTGGCAAAAATAAAATTCTATCGAGATGGAACTGGTGTTCCGTTTCAGTATATCGAAGCAACTATACCCGATAAGTTATATCCCAAGATACAAATGCTGTTAAAAAGCGCCAATGCTGCATTTGACAGAGACGATATAGCTACTGGAATACGCAATATTCAAGCAATTAAAAATGTAGTAGAGGCACCCGAGTTTGTAGACTCTATCAAATCCATAGCGGCTAACAATGCTGCATTGGTACAACAAGCAACAGAACAGGCAAAAAATACTGCGTTAGCAATTAATAGTATATCTGCTGCTGCTCAAGGCGCAGTTCAAGCTGCTACAAAAACTGGCGCAGCAACTCCAATTGCCCCTGTACAACCTGCACCGGCAGCCAATGCTGCTCCTGCGAACTTTAATCAAGTGCGCGAGTCTTGTCAGTTAACAGAATCACAGATACGCAGACTATTTAGACTGTCAGAAGGGCCAATGGATTGGCTAAAAACCAAAGGTAAAAATCTCACCACCAAAGTCACAGCTGACAAGTTAAAATCCATGTGGACAAAAGACGGTAAACCCATGGACAGCGAGAAAATAGCTGCAATATTAAGACAAGCCGGAGTTAAAGATGATGTTGTTGCATCCGCATTCAATGCAGTAGAAGCACCAGTACCGTCGTGGGTTAGACCCCCCGCAGCAGCACAACCTGCAGCACAAACTGCCGCGGAACCGGCTGCTACTGCACAGCCTACTGCACAGCCCGCACCGACACCTGCTGCGGAACCGCCAACTCCTAAAACAACAAATACTCCAGTCCCAGTGAAGTAGTAGATGCCATAATAAAAACTATACCCAAAGATTGGTTACCGCAAATAACATCTGAGCTGTTGAAAAGACAAACAGTGTCAGCAACAGGTTCAACTGCAAAGAAGAGAAAATGACATTATTAAATGAAGGCGGCAACGTATTCAAAGATACAGCAGGTAATCCGCTTACACAGCGTATTGCTCAAGCTGACGTGATGCCTACAGCACAGTGGCTGGAAAAGATTACCGGACTTGATCTCACAACAGACAAGGATCCCCGCGACGGCAAACCTGTTAAATGGTTAGGGTCAACTGGACGCAAGGCCGACTCCGGCGACTTGGACATGAGTGTGGATGCCGGTGAAATGACCAAGGACCAGTTGGTCACAGTATTGGCACAGTGGGCCAAGAGCAAAGGTGTAGACCCTGCCAAATACATCAAGAAGTCAGGATCGGCTGTACACTTCTTTACAGCCATTGGCGGCGACCCCACGAACGGCTTTGTACAAACAGACTTTATGTTCAGTAACAAGCCGCGCTGGACACAGTTTGTATTAAGCAACGATCCACGAAGCAAGTACAAAGGTGCGCTACGCAACATCATGATGAACTCAATGGCCAAGGCCTTGGGTTACAAACTGAATCAAAATGACGGAATCATGAATCGTGCTACCAACGAAATGATCACTGATGATCCTGCTATGGTGGCGCAGATGTTGTTGAGCCCTAATGCCACACCTTCAGACTTGTACAGCGTAGAATCTATTCTCAAGGCCCTAGAAGCAGATCCCAAACGTGCTGCAAAAATTGCTGACTTTAAAGCACACATGGAACGCGAAGGCATACAGTTTGACGAAGGCATTTACGAAAACACAGACTTGTATACAGAATATAACGAAGTCAGCATCATGGCCCGTTTACGTGATCGTATTGTAAATCAAGGCATGCAGGTCATTGTGGAAGGTGTGCGCATTGAACATCCAGAGGACATGATTTTTGATCAGCGTCCCAGTGCCGGCCTCAAACAAGCATTGGATGGTATTGTGGCTGCTGCTCAAAATCCCAGCGAAACCACTGTCAAATGGGATGGCAAGCC